TTACTCATAAACTGTCTATATGCTAAACTAGGTTGTTCTGTATTCCAAGCATGTGATTTTGTTGAATCATAATATGAGCCATCATTCTGCATCCCTCTTACCATATATCTAGCATTTGCAGCAGGATGTATTTGGTTCATAGAATAAAGCTGATCTTCATTCATAAGATAACCATATTTATCAATTACATCTGCTACAGTCATCATATCACATTTACCAACAAAGTTTGAATCAGCTATATATCTTGAGTCAGGAGATTTTTGATAAAATGTTAAAGCTGGATTCCATAATTCAACATCATAATCATCTTCCATCATTCTAAAATGCCAAAATTCTCTATCACAAATAAGCATGTCACGGAAACCTCTTTCCTCTAACTCATTCATTTTAAATCTTTCTTCATCAACATTTAACTGATGGGATGCCCATTCTTCAACTAAACTTCTATAATCTTTAGAAAAGAAATCTTCTATTTCAGGAAGTGTTTTTAAATTTTCTGTAGATAATTGTTCTTGTACTTCTTCTGATTCAGGATCTGCACCTTGATTGATCATTTCCATCATCAAGTTATTATATGCATCTGTCAATAAGTTTTCTTCTATTAATGCTCTTTTTTCTTCAAGCATTTCATTATATGAAGTATCATCAACTGCTCTAAATTGTACTTTATGAAACCTTTTAGTAAACTCACCCGTAAGTACATTTACAACATTTGGTATAATAGGGTAAAACTTTAACTCTAATGCAGAATCATCTTCTTGCGTAAGAACCTCAAGTAAATCTCTATACTCATTATTTTCCTCAACAATATAATCAGTTTTATCAATTATACCTTTTGCTAACTTATAATTCTTTAATACTTTACGTGCATTTTTTCTAAGAAAATCTAGACCTCTTACTTCTAACCAGTCCATGTTCCACTGTGTCCAGTTTTCATCTTTTTCTTTGGCAGAAACAAATTGTATTGGCTGTGTTAAAGATGCGTGTACAGAAGGGCCTTTAGTTTTAGCACCTTTCTTTAATTGCATTGCGTTAAGTACTTTCATATTTTAGTTATCTTTTTTTGTTGGTTCTTCATAAATAATAGTACTGATGTATATATACTCAATAAAAGAGAATTCTCCTGTTCCGTCTACTGTTGTTGTTGTTACCCAATCATACATTATTTCAAGTTTTTATATGGAGATCTCTTTTTACGTTTTCCTGATAATTTATTTCTACCTATGTTTCTAAAAGGTCCTATACTTAATTTACTAAATTTCTTTGAGTTATCCAAAGGTTCAAGAGACTTATCTCTTTCTTTTCTCTTTGCATAGCCTCTATTTGCTTGTTGTATCTTAACAAAAGCAACTAACGCTGCAAATGCCACAAGTCTATCCACGTTTAATCCTGGGTAATATTGAAGCATTTCTGTTAGTAACATTTTGTCAGGAATCCTTTCTACTCCATATGTTACATTCATTACTTCACCATTATCATCTAGCTCTTCATCCGTTGCTTCTCTTATAAACTCAATAGCATAAGATATTAAATGACTCTTAAATAAATTACCTGTATTTTTCCAGCCATACTCTTGAAATACATTATTATTAGAACCAAGATCTTTTAAGAATACAATCTGTTGTTTAGGTACTAACCATTTTTGTTTTCTCCTAGCAATCATATGTTGTATAAATAATGATATATTATTTTCTACTAGTGTCCAAGCTCTATACCATTCAATAATTAATTCTAATTGCTCATGTGTTTTATTAATATCATCATATCTTCCACACCATGATGCAACAATTTTATCACCTTCTATAAAAACTTCTAAACCATCTTGTGTTTCTTTTGTTACTTCAACAGCATTTTTATACACAAATATTGAACATAATGAATCTGATGTTGTAGTTTTTCCTTCTGAGACAGGGTCAATAGAAGCATAGTAAGTTCCAAACTCAGGATTTTCAATAGGTCTTTCCCATACAACTAAACATCCAGTTTTATCTTCTCTTTTTTTATTTACTGGAAATTCATTTATAGGTAATTTTTTACTTGTACTTGCTTTTATACCATCTTGGTCTCTTTCTAATTTTATAAGTTCATATGAGTATTCTTTATCTTCAATTCTTTTAATTTGTTTTGACAAAAAACTTTGTGGAAATATTGATTCTTTTCTATATGCAAATGCTTCAGCAATGTCAATTGGTTTTTGTGAAATCCTTAATTGAAAAGCTTCTGCTTCAAGATCTCTTTTCCATTCTATCCTTTCTTGTCTAATTGATTCAAGTGCTTCCTCAATTAAAGAATTACCATAGTCATCTATAAAAGGTGGCATTGACCATTGCTCTGGTATAAATAAACCAGCTATACCAATTGTTCCTTTATCATCCATTAGATCTGTTTCAACACCTAATATACCATTTGCTTCAGGATTAAGTATAAAATTCTTAAGTGGTTTACAATGATCTAAATCACCCACAGATCCAGCTGCAATAAACTGTCCTGTTGTCATCATACCAGAAGACATTGCAGGACGTAGGTATTCATATGTTAATCCCATCTTTGGTGCAATACCTGCTTCTTCATGAAAGAAATAAGTACATGGTCCCCCTACTCCAGCTGTTGCATTCTTTTCAAAAGAAGAACCTTGTATTTTAGATCTAAGTCCTTTTTGTGTTTTTCTGTTGTTTATTCTTACCTCAATCTTCTGTTCCCATAAAAGAACCTTACCAGGATTAGATGGTCTATACCAAGCTGTATGTTCATTTAGAAATGTCTGATACTCATCTAAGAACTTCCAGGATCCTTTATCATTTATGTAATCTTTCAATGATGATCCAATCTTTAACACAGCACCTTCTTCAAACCAATACATATTTATTAGTTTACCCATATGAAAATAAGATGATGCTATCTGTCTTTTTTTAAGTATTGCAACATGTTTATAATTAATCTCAGCCATTATCTCATATAAAGCCATATGATATTGAGCATCTCTCACTTTAGCAAAACCGTATGCTTTCTCTTCCTTATCATATATAGGAAGGAAATTTAACCACATATAATAATCTCTAGTTAAATACCAAGTATTTTTTTTATTCTTGTATATAACTCCTTGTCTACATTTATTCTTTTGGTCTTCCCAATACTTCATAAAGTCTTTTGACCTCATTGGTTTATCACAATAAAAACCTTGAGAATTGAATAAGACTGCTTGTTCATTAAATAACAATGCAGTATCATCAAATTTATATTTACCAGGCTCAGAAAATATTGAATCAATAAATTCCCTAAAAGATTCTATTGATTCAAATTCTGTAGTTGTCCAAGTTCCATTATCATATGTGGGTATAACTTTATACACTTACAATAATAGCTAATATATCATGTTGCTCTATAAGTAAATGTGTTTCTCCATCATGTTTCATGGGTACTGGGTTAGCATGCTCACTGTACTGTACACAATCACCTTCTTGTATTCCTTGTACAGCTTCTCCAACACATATAACAATTGCTTTATTTTGTTGTGTTTGTTGACTCTCAGGAATAAATATACCTGAATCACCATATGTTTCTGCTGCTTTTTGTTGTCTAATTAGGACTCTATGTCCAATTGGGATTACCTTTTCTGTCATTTTATTGATTTTAAATTAGTTATTATAGTTGATCATATGCAAGTCCTTGCCCACCACGGACAGAACTTTTTTGCTCATCTTTCATATCATTATATGCTCCCTTAAAGGATTGTCTGATTGAGTCAAAGTTTTTAGCAGCACTTACTAAAGAGTTTATATTACCATCTCTACCGTGCTCAATTGAAGTACTTTCCATATACAAAGCTAGTTTATCTATCATTGATTTAATACCCCTATAAGCTCTAAAGGTTGGAGTTTCATATAATTCTGCACATTTATCTAATGCATATCTTATTTTAGAACATTCTAATGATTCCTCCATATCTATCTCATCTAATATTATTTCTTCCTTATCTACTTCTGGTACATTAAAAAAGGGATTGAGGTCTGGATCAGGACATGTCATATAAAATAAATATTGATATACTGATATGTGAGTATCAGGATATTTGTCCATAATAGCTTTTAAAAATTTTAGAGTATAACAATGCTCTGTTGGT